CCAAATTCATCAATACAATAATAACTAGCCTGATGTCTGGTTAGGTTTCTAATGATCTCCTGCTCTGATTTAATTGCGCCATGTGTAGCCGATGCAATACCCGCTGTTTTTAGGATTTGATTGTAAGCTTTTTGCACCGCTTCTTTGCCTGTTGAACTACCAGCAATACAAAAGCTAAACATATTGGCTGTCATGCCGTCGTGAGCGTCTTTTGTTCTCATACCTGCAATATTACCGACTGCCGTTAATGCTGCTGCAACTGCAAGATTTTCGCGAGGGTATAAACATTGTCCGTTGATCCACTTTGTAAGCTCACCAACAAAACCTGGTGGTCTTTTTAAATCAATTCCTTGAATATCTAAGGTGGCAACTGGATCTTCTTCTACCAAGTCACTTGTAAATTCTACTGATTGTACATAACCGTTTTGCTCTGCGTAATGTATTAAGCTGCCAAGTGTTACCGGGTTTGCAGATTTACCAAACGAGTGCCAACGCTTTCTCATCATTGTAAAATCGTATTTCTCGCTTGCTTTGCTCCACTCGTCCCAGATTCCAAAACCATCACCGTTTGTGGCGTGATGAATTGCCATGCCACATCTTATCCATTCCTCATAATCAACATCAGCATTTTTGTAACAGTTCAGCATATTTATAATGTCGTCATCAGTCACGTCCATTTGTACGCCGTTATATTCTGCGCGGTGATATTCTGGTTTAGCTAACAGCTCAAGCAATGAAGTTGGTGCTTCTTTTATGTCAGATGGTGAGCCATGCAAACACTCATACAATGCACCGCTTTTATGTTTTGACTCTGCGCCTACAACATAGCCTGATGATTTAAAATCAATGCCTTTGTAATTTTCATGGTGCTGCGCTAATGCTGTTTTTTCTGGCACTTTAAAATACAAGTGCATCGATCCACCACCTGAGCCTGTTTTAACTGCAAAACCTGCCTCTGATAATAAGTCTATTTTTAAATCGCGGCATAAATCCATAAAAGCGTCTACGCCTTCATTTCTTGCATCAACATCAACAACTAGATAACCAGTACATAACACGCCAAAACCGCTGTCGAATTGCCCCATTTCTTCCATTGTTTCTAACTGCTCTTGTGACCAGTCTGGCGTATGCTGCCAGTTTGAAGTGATCGGGTGTTTTCCTGCCGCGTCACAATGTGGGTTAGGGCAATCACATTGATCACCCGTGAACCCATAAAGGCCGAATATTTTCAGCCCTGCTTTTATATAATCGTTTTGATTCATTTAATTTCCTTAAACATGTCTATTTGGTCAAAATCAATCTCACAAGACTCAGATCCACATCCTGAATCATGCCGTTTGCTTCGCCTTAATGTTGCTTTTATTTCATCTTCTGATTTGTCGGCATATATCTCTGCGATACCATCAAATGAAAGTTTCCCACGATATATTGAATCGACTGGGAAAGCCCTATTTTTTGGGTTTGCAGATTTTATTAAATTATTCCAATCTTCATAAAGTTCTGGCGATTCTTTTTGAGCTATGGCAATTCTACTGGGGCTTTTTTTAATACAAAAAACACAATTACCACTAAATTCTGGAATTTTTAAATCAAATGGCATTTCAGACCACCAGCCAATTATGTCGTCTTTATCCATTTGACTAATCTCTGCTAAATATTTAAAGTTAGGGCGGCTTTTTAATCTTCTCGGTTCATCAATCCTAATGCCAAGCCATGTTGTTGAATCGTGTGTTAAATCTTTTAAATACCGTTTGTATGTTTGGGTTTTTATCTGATCTGTGCAATACCCACCTCCCGGATTGTAAGGATTTCCGTATTTGTCTATTAATAATTTAAACCTTGACAGATCCCAACCAATTGAATCAACTTCATGTAATGTATAACCATTTGCTTTCCCAAGCTCTTTATTTACTAAAATATTCAAAACCGTCAATTCAATATTAAAATACTCAACACATGCCCTAACAAAATCATATGTTTTAGGGTGTTCTGCGCCTGTGTCCATAAATACATATTCAACGTCCAAACCTTCATTTTTACGCTTTTGCTCCATCAAGTGAACTAAATATGCTGAAGTTCTACCGCCCGAAAAGCTAACTATATGTTTCATTTAATTTTCCTTTTTTCTAATTCGCGCTGAATATACCAGATGGCTTTTTCCAAATCCTGTGATCCACTGCCTTTTAAATCACATCGCCAAATGTATTTTAACGCATTGCCTAGGTTGAACCCCATATGCTCAGTTACTTGTATACACTCTATACCGCTTGGGTGGCCTGTGTAGTGTTTTGGATGGTTGACTGCATCGTGTTTCATTTTTTGTAACCTATTCTAAAATCGTGATAAATGTCGCGGATTGGCATCCGTAAACCCTGCGGCGTGAAAATGTAAATACAAACGGGAAACTTCAAACCCTGTTTTTTGCCGTTTTTATCTAGAAATTTGCTACCGTCTGGGCGCAAAAAACCCAATCTAAAAGGCATATGGATCACAGTGTCGGCATATTGACGCGCCAACCTTGTATAACCAACTTCTGGCTTGTCAGGTATTAGCATTAGTGTAACTGATCCGCTTAATGACTCTCCATAAGATTTGTCTACCCAAGGTGATATATCTGAGTACGGAGGATTACAGTAATTAATATCACTCCATGATTGCTTAAATGCGCTATTACCTTCTTCTAAAGATAAATAGTTTTTGCTTTTTGCAGTTTTTGGAGCTGCGCAAACATCTAAATCAATACTTAAATTAGTGAAATCCTCAAGTGATTTAATAAACCACCAAGGTGTCTGCGCACAATCTTGCTCACTTTCTGGCGTTGTTGTGTTGTTCATATCCAATTATATTTCCTCTTTCCATTCTGCAACATCTGGCCGCAATTCCTCGCGTTTAAAATAACCGTCTGATTTTATATGAACTATAGTTGCACATTTTGCCGCTATTCGACCACGTTTGATCCACTCGTAAACCGCCTGTGGTGTTACGCCACATTCATCAGCAAGTCGTTTTCTGCTACCAATCCAAGCCAATAGCTTCATTAGTTCGTCCGCTTGCTGCTGTTTTATATCTGATGCCGACTTCATTTTATTAGTTCTCTATATAGTTAAGTTATGAGCATACTACTTTAAAATTTATTTTAATTAAAGCTTTACATTCAAATTTATATATATAATATTGGCAGCGTAGAAAGAAAAGAGGAGGACAAATTAATGTCATTACTATCTACTATTAGTAAACCCGCAGACCGTTCTGTTATCTGTACCATTACAGGTGACGCAGGAACAGGAAAAACCACGCTTGGTGCTACATTTCCAAAACCTATATTTATTCGTATAGAAGATGGATTGCAAGCAGTACCAGAAGCAAACCGCCCTGATGCCTTTCCAGTCATCTCAAAAGTTGATCAGTTATGGGAACAGCTAACCGCTTTAATAACTGAGCCACACGACTATAAAACAGTCGTTATTGATTCAATTACACAGTTAGAAACCTTGTTTTGTGAATACGTTATAGCAAATGATCCAAAGCAACCAAAAAGCCTAGCGCAAGCAAACGGCGGTTATGGTGCTGGGTATCTTGCTGTGTCTGCATTGCATGGCAGAGTCAGAAAAGCTGCAAAGGCTTTGAATGAAAAACGCAATTTGCATGTTGCATTTATTGCACACAGTGATGTATCAACAATTGAATTGCCTGATCAAGACCCGTATAGCCGTTACGAATTGCGACTTCATAAAAAATGCACTCCACATTATGTTGATAATGTTGATCTAGTTGCATATCTAAAATTAGAAACATTCACAACTGGTGACGGCGACCGCAAAAAAGCCATATCAACAGGCAACCGTATTGCTGTTTGTTACACAGGTGCGGCGCAAGTTAGCAAAAACCGTTATGGAATATCAGAAGATTTGGAAGTGGCGCAAGGCGTTAACCCATTCTTACCATTTATCAAATCATTAAACCCCACTAAAAAAGAGAGTAAATAATTATGTCATTTTGGACAACAGAAGCATTAGCAAGTACCGGAACAGTTGAAACAGGTGGCGGATCTATTGAGCCAATCCCAGCAAAAACACAGGTCAAAGCTGCAATTGATGAAGCAAAATGGGACAGCTACGACGGCGAAGAATACATAAGTTTGCGCTGGACAGTTTTAGCGCCAGCCGATTATAAGAACCGTAAGATATTCCAAAAAATTAAAGTAAACGACCCGGCAAAAAGCGAGAAAGCCAAAAAAATGCTAGGTGCTATTGCAGTCAATGCAGGCGGCGGATTGTTAAAAACTGCTGGTGAACCTAGCGACTCTGATTTGCAGAAACACTTGCTAAATAAGCCAATGGCTTTGCTATTACAAGTTTGGAAGATCAAACCAGAAGATGGAAGCGATGAAATGACAGGTAACTGGATAAGCTCGGTCAGCCCATTAAAATCAAAAATTGCGCCAACCCCACCACCTGCCGTTGAAATTGATGATGACGATATAGGTTTTTAATTTAACTGGGCGCTATATGCGCCCTTTTTTTATTATTTGGATAATAAAATGAAAACAATAAATGCTGAACAATTTGTAAGTTTAATAAGAAAAAAAATTAATAACGTTGATTTTACACCAATAATTTTATTCGGTAGGTCAGGTGCAGGAAAATCAAGTGTGTGCGATATAGCCCGTAAAATAATCGGTAATGTATTAGATGAAAGTTACACACTATATTTTTCAGATATTAAATTACAAAAAACAAAAAAACTATTAATGAGTGAAATTTGCGATAGGGCATCACAAGATTTAATACAAGTTTTTTCAACAACCGACATCAATGTTGCTAATGCTTTTGGAAAAGTTTTTGGTTTAAATATATATAATCTTGATGAAAATGTAGGGCGCGACATTAGGCTTAGACAATTTAAAAAACCAGAGCCTGTAAAAAACAAAATAAATTTAAATTTAGGAGATAAAATATTAGATTTACAAATGAGCAAGTTGAATGGCTGTAATGTATATGCGGTCGTATTAGTGGTGGATGGTGACAGAGTTACTTGCAAAGAGATAGACCCTAATCATAAGCGGCACTACCCACATAAGTTTTACTATTTTCAAGAAAACAAAATTTGGAAACGAGTATAAATAACAAAAGCGCCTTCGGGCGCTAATTTAAGGAACAATAATGGAACAACGATCAGAAGAATGGTTTAACGCTAGAAAGGGCAGGATAACAGGTTCAATGGTTGGTGCTGTACTTGGTGTTAACCCTTGGTCAACACCTGATGATGCAATGCGAACAATGGTTCGTAGTTATTTTGGTGCTGAGTCTGAATTTACAGGCAATATTGCGACAGAATACGGCGTGACAAATGAGCCAAACGCCACTAAAGATTTAGAAATGACAACTGGTTTCAATGTCGAAGAAGTTGGGTTTGTTG